CCACGGCAAGTCGTGGAATACTTCCAACAATGAGACGAAGCACATTTGGCACCACTACAGTCAACCACACGAGGTTAAGATTGTAGTTTTCGCTCATGTGTGGAACGAGTGTCGTACCATACACAGCGAGCCAATAGGCAATGACCATAATCAAAACAGTTAATGGTGTTTTCATTTAATATGGACGAAGAAGATTATTTATCCTGAATGTGCTGTCCACAAAACTTAGTTCTCTCTGGAATCTTGTCATATATACCTAATTCTACGCACATATCACGGAGTTCAATATAATTACTCCAAAATGCATCCGAATGTGAATATTCGTCAACGGTACAATGGGCTAACTCATGGATGAGAACATGGAAGATTTCATTGGGTGTTCCATCAAGACATATCGCAATTTCTTGACCCTTGTTTGTGTTATAACCCACAGTGCCATTCATAGAAATGTAACCTGTTATGGGTATACAGTGTGACAACATGTGAAACTTCTCATGACCATTGGAAGTTAGGTGTTCACGAAGAACGCGATATTTTTCCTTCACCTCGGTGAGTTGTTGAGGTTCCTTGGTCTGAGAAAGTATCAACAAGTTGATGAGAATTAATATAATGAATGTGATCATCTCTTATATACAAAGATAAATTTACTATAAAGTTCTGAGATTGGGTTGCCCGTGAGACCTTCCCAAAGTTCTAGTCTAAATCCTATCGCTTCCAAGTGTGTGATGAGAAGGTCTTTGTAGGCTATAGGTTCAGACCTAGGTCCATCTGCGTAGAAGGGGGTGTCCACTAAGTTTACAAATAGTTTTTCACCGTAGCCACCATTACCGTGGGTCTTCATGAGAAAGAAGTTTCCCATATCATCTTTGAGGGGCACTCTAAATGTCACTTTCTCTGAATCTGGTATAATACCCACAAGTCTCCCACCAGGTTTCATTCTCTTTTTGATTTCACGAATTGAACTAAAGAATTTGTCTCGTGACGCAAAAATATAATGAAGTGAAAAGTTGTAACACACAATGTCATACTTCCTATTCGGACAGTCGTGTATGTCTCCCTCATAGAAGTTTACCCGCATGTGCATATTCTTTGCACGAGACTTAGCCTCCACAAGGGCTGCTGGCTCTGGATCACACATACTCATATTTGCACCACACTTGTGCCACTTCTGAAGGTCACCGCCAAAACCACAACCAACATCCAAAATCTGATTACCTTCTTGGGTCACAGACTGTATGAGTTCCCTTTTGGCATTATTATGGTTTTTGCGGATCTCTTCCATCTTATGAATATTTTGAGTCTTTTCTTTTACTTAGGAACTTCAATGTCAAAAATATACTCTACACGTGTGAGGGGTAAGGTTACCCATAGTTGCCCACTCATAGATCCAGTTATAGTAGCTTTGAATGGGCCACCTACTTTAGTTACATAATCATCAGGTTTACCGTTTTTATTCGGCTCCCACTCTAAATCACCGACATTACAATTGTCAGCCTTAATAATAAGTAATTTGTAGGTTCCATCAAATTTATCTTTTTTTGACAACATGAAATGATAATCATAATGACTTTTACTCAAGTGTTGTAACTTTTCTTCCAAAGTTTTGAAACTTGTAGTTCTTGATGAACTGAACTGTACACATTCACCCAATTTGTGAGTTCTATTATGTGTGATGACACCAGACTTACAGGATATTCTTGAATTTTCAAGTGAAATAATTCGCATATCTTCACCAACTTTATGAGAGTTGTCAGGTTTCCATGTCGTATTGTGTCCAATTTCCGTAAAAGATTTGGATAAGATCTCTTCCCATATAGTTCCAGTAATAGGTTGAGAGAGTAAATTATGAAACGATTTAATATTTTTTTCAATCACCCCAATCAAACCCCCGACATTCACGAGAAAGTCGTGAAGACTTGGTTTAACCTGTAGATATACTTTAACATTTTCATCAGGTGTGACAATGAGATTAATCATAACACATGACATATTTCTCAAGCGACTTAAAACTTTAATTCGCTTATGTGATATGACAGTTATCCACGGTGATGTATTGGATACACTTAGGACACTAAATGACGAAAGTGCGCAGATTGTTATTGCGGATCCACCATATAATATTGGTAAAGACTTTGGAAACAAAAGTGATAAACAACCAATGGATGAATACCTAAAGTGGTGCGATGAGTGGATTGAGGGTTGTTTGCGTATACTGAGACGAGATGGTACAATGTTTATTTATGGTTTTAGTGAAATTCTTGCACTCATTCTCGCTCGTATTCCACAAAATATAAATCGGCGTTGGCTTGTGTGGCATTATACAAATAAGAATGTCCCTTCTCTCAACTTTTGGCAACGTTCACATGAAAGTATAATCGTTCTCTGGAAGGAAGACAGAGTATTTCACCGAGACGATGTCAGAGAACCATATACCGATGGATTTATAAAAGGAGCGGCTGGAAAAGAGAGAAAAGCGACCAAGGGTAGATTTTCAAATGGTGAAAAGAGTACAACTTATACAGCTCATCCAGGTGGAGCTTTACCAAGAGATGTAATTAAGATTCCAGCACTCGCGGGTGGTGCTGGTAAAAATGAGAGAGTAAACCACCCAACTCAAAAACCACTTGTATTATGTGATAAATTGTTGAGATCGTGTAGACAAGATCCAGATAATGGTTTTGTCTTTGTACCATTTGCGGGATCTGGGAGTGAATGTGTGGCGGCGAGAGACCTCGGTCTCCCATTTGTTGGTGTTGAACTCAATGAAGAGTATGTAAAACTTATTAACGAACGACTCAATCTTCAAGGTAATTTGAGCTGTACATCTTCAGAACCAATTGAAGAAGATGGAAGCCAATTGAATAGGTAATAATAAACATGACCACTCCCCTTTAGGAATTTAAGTCTCTCGAGATCGGTTCGCAATTGACCAATGTCTAGAGTATTAAATACATCATATCCCAAATTCCTAGCAATCAAAAACGCGTCATTGTAAACATCACCGACCATGTAAAACGCATATGCTTGTTTCACAGAGTCCACATTATCTACTCGGTCATATGGAATCTCATAGAAAGAGATAAAGTCTTCGGTCTCATCATTTACATAAGAATTAATAGGAAGTATCCATCTTTTTACCCAATCTTTATTTATGACTGGAGCAATTTTAAATTGTTCAAAATACGTTTTCAATATTATTGTAACTTTTGGAATATCTTTAGAAGTCATCTTTCTAAATTGTGAAGTTCCACGAAGTTCAAAGTATTTTTCCCTCAAACGATCTGTTTGGTAGAATCCAGTCTTGACAAGTCTCTTGATATTTAGGAATCTATGCCAATATGTACTCTTAACTATGGGTGTTGGTATTTTAGTTACCGCTGTATACACTGCTTGCCAAATATTGTTTGTGTTCGCAATTCTTTTGATTTCACTGATAAGTATTGGAGCAAATCCCTTGTCCCTATACTTGGGATGGATACAAAGAAAATTGATCTGAACCATGTCAAGAATATCGTCGCACACCCTCACTTTCATGGGTGCGCTCGAGATGTAACCAATGAGTTCTCCGCTTTCTGTGTGGCGAATACCCTTACCGGGTAATTCACTCGCCCATTTGAGAGTATTGGGGGAATAGCTCAGTTTAAATGTTTCATCACATACATAGTGTTCACTCAAAAGTTTATGTGCTTCTTGAAGAGATGGCTCTGTCCACGAAAATCCATCGGGGAGTTCAATGGGTTCATTGACCATCTTTCTCTCTTTTTCAATTTCTTTACCAGCCTCGTATGTCACACCCTCATGAGGAACAGGTTGTTTATCCCAAAATGTTCTCATTGACTTATAATCACATAATACTTTTAAGCTGGCTTAAAGTTTTAATGGTAGTATAACACATAAAATGTCTCTCGAGCAAGATTATACCACTGTTCCTGGTCAGCTATACGCATGCCTTTCTGTCGTTGGTCCAGAAGCGCCACAAAAGAACGATAAGTTCGGTATCAAGATTCGTGGTGCCTTCGCCTCTCGCGACGAAGCTGCCGCGCACGCGAAGCGTCTTCAAAAAGAAGATAACACCTTTGACATCTATGTTGTTGACATGTACAAGTGGCTTCTCATCCCCCCAGATCCTCTCAAGATTGAGGATGTTCACTACCAAAATGAGAAGTTGGAAGAAATTATGAGTGGTTACAAGGAGAACCAATCTGAAGCTGCGCGGATGTTCAACGAGCGTAAGCGTGACATGATGGAGGCGAAGTCATACGCGAAACCTGGTGACGAAAACTCACTCTTCTACACCAAGCCAG